CGATTGGTAATCGTGATCCCGCGTAGCGCGCGAAAATAACCCAATCGCCTTTTTTGCACCACGGGCCTGTCGGATATTTTTCTTTATCGTAATAAGCTAATGGTCCAATTTTTAAAACATAACCGCAATTAGTTGCGATTCGTAATCTGTCTAAAGATTCTTGTGAAATAATAATTCCACCAGATGTTTTTTCTTTTGGTGTAAATGGTAATACTAATAATCTCCAACCACTTGGTGTTGGTAATTCATCAACTACAGATTTTATATTTTCTGGATTTAATGGTTCACTTTTAGTTTTGTCTTCTTCTTTATACTTTTCTTCAAGACCTAGGTTTATCTTTGGAATTTCCTTTTCCGAGGTCGATAACGTTTCCTTTTTCATCATTTTGCTCCTTCTTATTTAGCAGGTTAGAGATTTCCTGAATTACTGTTTGGTAGGCATTTGCCTGTCCTTGCATATACTTGTATTTCTCCATACTGTCAACCGTTCCAGATATCATAGCATCACCAATGTTTTGGTAAGAATCTCTGATAAATTTTTGCAGTTTAGTTATAAATGTTACAGCGTCCATATCTTTCCTTTTGTTATATTAACAATTCCACTTTCTAAGGGATTTATTAATTCTTGAGTTTGGATCTCTTGCAGTTTTTGCAGAAGTCAATCTTTTCTTCATGCCAGACATTCTAGCACAAAAAGACTTTCTTCTATTAGCAGCTTTTGAACCCTTTTTCAACTTACTGGGTTTTGTTGTAACTGCCATTGATAATTTTGATCCTGGGTTTGCAGCTCTATAAGATGCAATACCTTTTCTATTTAATCCACCTGATGGATTTTTACCTTCTTTACGTTGCCATGCTGGAGTTCTACCACCAGATGCCATCATTGCTCTACCTTGTCCTCTTAATGCAATATCACCCATTAAAATACTTTAGTAACTTTTCTTCTATCTGGCATAACAGCTCCACAGCCTCTAGCTATTCCACCTTTTGCCATTTTTTTTCTTTTTGGAAAACCGGCTTTCATATTTGCATATGCTTTTGGTGATATAGTAGATTCAGATTTAGGTCTTGAGATACCTAATCTTTTTCTTCTGTTAATATTTGCCCAAAGTCCTCGTTTAGCCATTATTTTTTCTTCGACTTTCCAGCTTCTGAAAGAGCAATTGCTATTGCTTGTTTTCTAGATTTTACAACTGGTCCTTTTTTACCAGAATGTAATTCGCCTTTTTTAAACTCTCTCATAACTTTAGAAACTTTATTTTGACTTTTAGACATACCACCTTTTTTAAATACTCCTCTACCTTTTAAAACGTCAGCTCTAGTAATTTTTCCATCTTTATTTAAATCTGGAAATGCACTGCCACCTTTTTTAAAATTTTGTCTTTGAACTTTAGCGATACCAGTTCCTCTAGTTTGAATTCCAAGACCAGCCATTATCTTTTCCCTTTCATCATTTTGCCTTTTTTCTTCTTTGACATTTTAGCAGTAATCATATCTGCTTTTTTCATTTTACCAGATTTAGTTTCTTTGTATCCTTTTGCTTCCATAGCATATTCTTTAGCTTCTTCAGCTTTAGATTCCATACCTTCATGTTTTTCAGACATGTCGATATAACCACCTTTTGATTTATTTACTCTGGCAATTCCATTTCCTCTTGTTTGTATTCCTAGTCCAGCCATTTTATTCTCCTATCCATTTTCTTGGTTGTTGTTTGTCGGTTTGTTTGCCATCGTTCTTGCAACCGACTCTGCTGAACGACCAATAACATATCCGCCAAGTCCAACATTTAATAATGTCCAAACATCGCCGGGTAATTCAAAGGAAATAACTGCACCTGTGAATACTTTTATAATTGGTCCTATAACATAATTCCAAACCAATATAAAGATTAAAACATACATTAAAAGAGGTCGCCAAGATGATGCAAACCATCCTGCTTTTGCTTCAGCTTCAATAATTCTAGATGCTGCTTGTAATTCTTGAGTATGAGATTGTAATAATTGAGTTTGTAGTTGTGCTTTTAATTTTTCTTGAAGATCTTTATCAGGAATTGCTTTTTCAACAGTGTTAAATAAGATTTTAGCGAGTGGTGCTACAGCTCCTAACATTTGTAACATGACTTAGTACCACTTTGCTGATCTTTTTTTCTCTGGAAGTATATTTCCTTGGCCTTGAACTACATCAGTTTGAGTTTCATTTGGTTTTGACATTTCAACATCAACTCCACCAACTAAATATCCATCTTTACCGGTAAATTTAGAATGATTTACTTCTTTAGACTGACCAATTTTTTTATTTTTGTTTTTCATATGATTAATATACCCTATTTTTTGTATCTTTCACTATCTTTTTTTAGTTGAGCAGCCAAAATAGTCTTTTCTAATGATGTATTTGCTCTTAATTTAGCTAAATCTTCATTTTGTTTAAGCTTTTGAACGTCTGTTGACTGATTCATCATAGTTTTCATCTTATCAAGATTGATTCTTTCTTGATTATCACGTTCTTTAAATGCATTTTCTTGTGCTCTTAAGTCTAATTCTCTAGATCTTAACATTGCAATTGGATCATTATCAATAATTGACATAATTTTATTCTCTTCAGACATAAATTCTTCCATAGCATCAGAAATAATTTTAGCTTTTCTTGCTTCAATCTGTTGTTGCATGTTTTGTAACTGAGCTTGCATCTGTGGATTTTGTTGCATCTGTGGATTTTGAGACATTTGTGCTACTTGAGCAATCTCATTTCTAAATTCAAGTTCAACTTGTTCTTGTCCCATTAAAGAAATGTGTTCAAAAATATTTTTTTCTAATGAAGCCATAACTACTGGAGCATTTTTTGCAAGATTAGTAGACATAAAACTTAAATGCGCAGTTATATGTGCTCTGTGATCTTGTCCTGGGAAAGCTTGGAATGGTTTCCCTGCGAGAGCATCTACATGTTCTAGCGCAGGGTCCTTTGGTGTGGGTTGATCTGGTTTCATTAAAATTCTATCTACATCTCTAACACCTAATGCATTGTACATGTTTCTATAAACTTCATACATGTTATGAATTCCAGGATTAGACATTGCTAATTGTAATTCAGTTTGTGCAATAGATATTCTTTGTGTTTGTGAAAATATATTTGGATCTGCAATTGGAATAATATCTACTTTGTCATCAAAATCTGCTTGTTTAATACTTCTCTCTCCACCTACAACATTGTAAGGATATTCTGGTGGTAAATAAGTTTTAAATACATTTGATAATAATCTAAATTCCTCTTTCATTGAGGCATAGATTCTTTTGTGAATTGCAGACATTGTTCTGCTTCCTCTTTCCAGCAAAGCCACGGTCGTGCCCACTGCTGCTTGCTGATTCCCATCCCCTACTTGCATGTCAGCTATCGAAGCAAAGCGCTGACCTGCTTGAACCACGACCCCCATTAATGCTAATAAAGTTTGTGAAGGTTCTTTATAAGGTAAAGTCATAAATGCATCTCTTAAATTTCCTCCAGGTGCATCTACGTCTCTCCATTCACCCGGTTGAATAGATTGAGCATCATCTCTGATTCTAATTCCTCTTTGTTTAAATCCTGCAGGTAAATTAGATAATGTTCCTGCATCTAATAATTGTCTTAATGCTTGAGTTGCAGTTCTAGATAAACCACCAATCATTTGAATTAAACCATTACCATAGAATCCAAATCCCGGTAAAAATTTAAAGTGCACAAAGTATTGTACTTTTTGTTTTTTAGGATCTGTTTCAGAATAATTACGTCTTATTGATAAAACTTCTCTAGATCCTTCTTCAATAGTTACAATATATGGAAGTTTAATTCCTGTGGGCTCACCAGAAGAATCCTTATCTTCAAATCCCTCTAAATCTAAATTAACATGGCATTCATATAAAGTGAAAACATCTTCTGTTTGACCACTCATCGTAACACCTTCTAATTGTCTTTCTTTAGATCTAACATCATCATCTTGTGTTAGTTCATCAGATGCTTTTAATTCTATATCTCTATAAAATCCTGCTACTTGTTGTTTACGTAATTCGTTTTCTGAAATTTTAATAACATGAATAATTGCTTCTGCATCTTCTAATGAACTTGCTGTGTATGGAACAATAATATCTTGAGCT